CTATCTTGTCTTTATGTGCTTCTGATATTAACTTTTTAGTATGTTCAGATAATTTATGACCAAGCATTTTTTGTCTTCTTTTTTCTTTAGATTCTTCTGTAAAAACTTGATTGTTATTTCCATCTCCACCATCTGTCATATTTGTTAACTTGTATCCATTTTCTTTAATGTGTTTTATCCAATATTTTTCTCTTTCTTTATGATTTTCTTGAGATACTTCTTCTAAAACATCAATGAAGTATTCTTTACTTTCAGATATTTGTTTGTTCAACCAGTTATAAAAATGAGATTTATATCTAAATCTATCTCTATTAACATGCTGTTTAACTCTAGTCTTAAAACATTTAGCTTTACCTACATATTTAGGTACACCAAACTCATCTGAAAATAAATAAATACAAAACATACATTAGTCTTTATAAATTTGATCCCAATAGGTTTCAATTTCTTCTTGTTTATTCTTTTTAGAAATCATAATCCTTCCTTTTAACTTAGGACTTCTGCTTCCTGCTATAATACTGTCATTCTGAACATCAAAATTTAAGTATCTTTCATCTCCTTCAGAAACAAGTTTACATAATGCTGTCACTTTAGAAGCAAATATACTTTTTAATTTTCCTGTTAAAGATATTTCAGATCCTACAACTTCTTCTTTACCATTATCCTTAATGTATTTATCAGCTACGTGAGCTGCATATATTCTATAAGGAGCTATTTGTCTAAAGAATTCAATTTGTTGTAAAAACCATCCTCTAGTGTGCATATAACCAGCTCCTTCAGGAAGTGTAAGAACAGATTTCCATTCTGGATCAGTTGGTTTATAAGGTTCTAAAGAAGGATCTCCGTTAGGTCTATTAAACTTTTTACCAATTATTGATTTTTGGTAAGCTAATGTTCCTCCAATATCAGATAAATCATCTAAATCAGATAATCCATCTACTATTAGATAATCATATTTTCCTGCATTTTCTAACAATAGTTTTCTATATTTAATAAAATTTTGAAAACTTTCCCATCTAGTTGTTTCTTGTCCTACATAAGTAGACATTTTTCTAGCAGCAATGTATTCATATCCTCCTTTTTCAAGATCTAATACAAGTGCATTGTTTTTAGTGGTAAAATCTCCTAATATAGTTCCTTTACCTATTTTAGGCTGACCTATAATAACAAGATCCCTAGGAGCACTACTACTCACTTTACTTACTTCATCTGGTAGTTTTAATTCTTCTTCTTTCATTAATTTTAATTTATTTAGTTATTTTCATTCTATAAAGATACGAAATAATCTTTTTGATTACAAGTATTTTATCTTATTTTTATCAAAGAATTCTAGTGCTTTGTTTAACCATTTAAGCTCTACAGATTCATCAGAACTGATAATATAAATGTGAGCTTTCTTATCAGGAGTGTTATATTCCATAGCCATACATCGATTTATCTTCTGAGCTAAGTTTTCTGCATTACTGTCAAAATAGTTTATTATCACTCTATCAAGAGGTTTGTATGTCACACCTGTATTACCAATCTTTACAACAGCTAGATGATTACCTGCTCCTTCAGCAAAGTCTTCAAAGATCTGTTTCTCTTTAGACTTATTATGATAGGAAGGAATACCTAGATTATCAGCAACAGCAGTGGTACCACAGAATACTAACACTCTCTCATCTTTATGTGCAGCCAAAAGTCTCTTTGTAGCCATAGATTTGGCTAGGGATGATTGAATAACTCTCATTCTAGCTAGACGCATAAACATTGTATCACCTCCACTATTTTGCATTTTGTTGATCACCCAACTAATACCATCGTAGTGCTTCTTCTCAGTTTTCATCTTACCCTTGTAATCTTGCATCACTTTGTTATCCAAAGGCACTCTTATTACATGTATTTCATAATCTACAATCACTCCTTCTTCAATTGCTTTTTCAATTGGATAGTGAGCTATTACATGTATGTCAAGTTCTTCTTCTAGGGTTCTTTCTGTATCACTGGCTAATGTACCTGTGAGACCAAGAATCTTTTTGTTAATATCAAACAAATCCTTACACACTTCTATTTGAGCTTCACTAAGCAAATGTATCTCATCTATAATAACAACATCATACTTCTTATCAGAATACTTCTTTAATGATAGATGGGTTGTGTATGTGACAATGCTGTCATCAAACCCAAGATCAACAAAATCACTCTGCCAAGATTCTTTAATCTTATTATCTGGATAGGCAATAAGAATGCTTTTAGGTTTTAGTTTCTCTAGAGCTAGTATACTAGTTCTACATTTTCCGAACCTAGGAGCGAGCAAGAGTATTCCATGTTTACTCTTAAGCCAAACCTTTGCAAATTCCTCCTGTCTGAGGTCTCTAATACTTTTTTTCATACTTTATTATTTTGTATTCATCATCTAAGAAAAAATATGATTTATTAGTAATTTCTTTTTTCTCCTTTTTTTAATAGAGGAGTAGACATAGCTTCTTCTAATGTCCATTTTGTAGAATATATTCTATCTCTAAGTGTATTTTTATTTATATTTAAAATTTCACTCCATTCTGATAGTGTTTTTTTCTGATTATTCCACTCAATAACTAAATTGTTTTTTCTGTTTCTTGAATTTTCTTTACAAGTAACCCATCTACAATTACTAGGCTCATAGTTACCATCAGTGTTAATTCTATCTAACTGAGCATTTTTAAAAGGTTTTTCTTTCATGTCTTCTAAAAAAAATACAAAAGAATTTTTCCATCTATCGCAAACAGTTATTCCTCTTCCTCCATAATTGTGATAATTTGCATATCCTAAATTTTGACATCTTTGAATCATTCTTTGCCAACTTACATATTCACTAGACATTTTCTTATCTTTAGAATGACCATGTTTAAAATGTAATTTTTTAGAATTTTCTTTTCTATAACAACCACAAGAAACAACCCTATTTAATTTTGCTCTACTAATATCAGTATTAAATTGATTACTGCAAATAGGACATATAAACAAGGCTTTTCTAGGAGTTGTATTTTCAACATCTTTTAAAAAAATCAATTTTCCAATTAATTCTTTTTCTTTATAATTTATTCTTACCATAAAGTAAAGATATAATATAAAAATGATATAATCAAACTTATTCTAAAAAATAACTATTATTAAATAATGTTTGATAATCAAAATCAGTCATGTCTTTTGCTTTAGGTAGTTCAGTAAACATTCCAGTAGACCCCATAAAAGCCATTCCACATCTTAAATCTGCTTCTCCGTATGAGTTTTTAAGAATTTTTAATCCTCTAAAATAATCTCCTCCACTTACAGGATCAACAAAATTACTAACTTTATAAGAAGGATCTTCAGTTTTATATCTAGATGGTTGGAAAAGACTTATCACTATATCACTATCTTCCGCAGGTCTACCTGATTCTTTAATATGATCTAAGGAAGGTTCAAAAGATTGTATGTTTTTTGTCATATAAGAGCTTATATCTCTATTAATTTGAGAAACTCCTACTGGACTATATCCCAAACTATCTCTAAACCATTGACAATATTCACTAACTTTGTCTATTGCTTCTTTTTTATTCATAGATTTTTCTGGTTTTGTTAAACCGTAATGATCTATAATCGGAATAACTAATTCATTAGATTCATTTGGAATGTAAATTTTATTAAACTCATCTTTTTGTTCAAATTTTCCATTTTTTTCAGCATAGTTTTTAACATATTTGTAAATTCCAGTTGGATTTTGTGCCCCTTCTATTATATCTACAAACTCGCAAAGTTCATTTATGTAATCTTTATAATGTAAAATAAGATCATGTTCATCTTTTGTTAATTTAGTCTCCCACCATCCTAATAATTTAGGAATAGGAATTAATATTCCTTGATCTACAAATATTTTTCTACTAAGCCATTTGGCAAGAGTATAAACTTTACTTCTTTCCATAGAAAAAAGTATAATTTTCATTTTGATTTTAGATTTAGGATTACTTTGAAGATAATCAAAAGGTCTTAATATATAAGCATTGTGTACAAATGCTGTTTTACCTGTACCCGTTCCCCCAAATACAGTTGTAAATATTCTTTTTCTTAATCCTACATATTTATCTAATCTAGTGAACCCCATAGGAATACCACTATTTTTACCAGATAAACCATTATTTATTTCTGTGTTTAATATATCAAAACTCATATGTCTGTACCTTCTGTTGGTTTATTTGGAGCAACATCTATTGTTGCACCTTCACTCATCAATTCAATATAAGCATCAAACCCTCTTTGATTTAAATAAGGTTCACTGCCTTGCATGAATGTAAGTGAGTTTCTATTACTAGCAATTGAACTTTCTTTCTTCTGTAAGATTTCAAAATTGAGAGCAGCTATAAGCTGTTGAGCTGTATATTCTCCTTCAAGAATAATCTTGTCAAACTTCAATCTGCATTCATCTTTATTCTTACGTAAAGCTCTTGTACCCTTGAATGTTTTACCCTTGTAAGTAAATTCATCTGTACCTGGATAAGTCTTCCACCACTCTTCAAAATCTGTAGTGGCAGGTCTTCTCTTTATAATCTTTGCACTAGTCTTAGTATCTACAAATGTTATAAGATCTTTGCCTAGTGTTGTGAGCTTATCATCATTCTCTGTTATCAGTCCCTTTCTTATTAAAGACTGATAGACAGAAGCAATCTTCATACTATCCTTATACAAGGGAGATATGTCATATTGTTCGTCTATCAGCTTTAGTAGATATATTATATCAAGATTGTAACTTCGTTTGATGAGCTCCTCGAACTGTTGAGGGTTGATTGTTAGCTTCATTTACTGTTATTATTTTAATAATTGCAGGTAATCTATTCTTAGACTCCTGTTCATCTTCCCATTTATACCATGAATCAACTACATCTTTGTATCTCTCCATAGCATATATATGATCGTTGGGATATTCACAATCTTCAAACCAGTTCATTATACAATATTTTTCTTTGGTCTTCCAACAGGTCTTTTAGTTTTTACAGCTGGAATCTCTTTAATTTCTTCAGGTTCTGTATTGATGTTAAATGTAACATTTATCACTTTATCTTCCTCTTCAGGAGCGTTCTTTGTGGCAAAATACATCCACACTATAAATACAATCAGGCATACAATAATAATAAAATAATAGTTCATAGTTTCTAGTTTTAATTGTTAAAATTTAATTCTCAACCCGTGTTGTAAGTCAAACCATCCGAATGTTGATTCTGCTTTACTTTTGTTAAATTTAAATATTTTCTTTAATAGAGGAATAGCATAAGCTTTAAGTTTATCATGCTGTTCTGGTGTTAATGTGTTG